TTCCTGTTCGCCTTGTGGCATAGTGCCAGGGTGGGTCAGCATATATGATCTCGTAGCACACGTTACAGCATCCATACTACCAATGCATATCTTGTACCTTGTGTGACTGGTGTTACTTCGTGTGGAAAGCATAAGTTTGATGGGAATACGACAGCATCTCCCTGTCCGAGTCGGGGTGTGTGTGTTCTGTGCCAAAATGCGAACTCTCCTCCCTTGTAGTCGCGGTTCAATATCATGCTTACGCTCAATATACGTGCGGCGCCACCATAGTGATCAATGTGTTCCTCGAACCGATGTCCTGCTTGATATCTGATCAATTGCAGTCCTGTGTGTTCTGTGGTTCCATGTGAGTATGGATAGTGCTCTTGTATGTGTGCGAGTGCTGTCTCTAGGTTTGGTACGCAGGGTCCTCTGTGCTCATTCAACATTGTGAAATGGCACCGGCGGTGTTCTGTTACTTCATTCTCTGTGTTTGATACTGCGGACTTGGCCACTTCCCAACCGTCCCACGCATCTGTGGCTTCTGGTTGTTGTTCCGCCCATGCCGTGATCTCTCTGCAGGTGTCCTCTGCCAATAGGTTTTGGTACACTTGCACGTAGTCACGCAAGTCCCAACTTCTTGCCAGTGCCATGGGATTACTTGCTTAATCTGTCTAGTTGTTCGTATAACTGATACAATCGCTGTCTGTGTGCATCACCCACCATGTCTCCGGGAGGTAACTTGAACTTGGCATCACCACGCATCTCCTGTATCTGTTCTCTGATCGCTACTGGATCCTGTCTCTGTGATACTGTGTTGTTCTGTATGGGATTTGGCATCCTGTTGCCTTCCATCAGTTGCTCCAGGTACTGTATGCCTTCCGCAGAGTCCACCAACGGTGTGTTGATCACACGTTCTGGTAGTGTTCCTGCGAACTTTTTGACTGCTTCCAGTCTCTGTGTGTAGTCCGTGCCCCAAGCGGTCTTCAATGCTGTCTCTTCTTTGGCTAGATCTGTTCGTGGTTGGTTTGCCCAATCCTCTTGCACTTTCGCCATTTGATCAGCATACAGGGCCATTGCTGTCTTCACTTGATCTTGTGAGAAGTTTGCTTTTTTGAATACGTCTGAGACTTCTGACGCTAGGTCTTGTGGCATCTCTGCCAATCCAACATCTTTCGTCACTGAGAAGTCATATTCCTTTGGCACATGGTTGGTCATCTTCTTCTCCAACTCACCATATGATTTTGCAAGGTCTTCTGCTGTTTTGAATTTTTCCGGCAACCATTCGGGTCTGGCATCTGCTTGTGCCTGTTCTGGTTCTTTTGCTTGTGCCGTGTCTACTGGTGCTTGTTCTTGTACACCCTGTAACAGTCCACCATCCGTTTGTTCTGGTGCTGTCTGTGTGTTGTTTTCTTCACTCATTATATTATGTGTTCCTTATCGTTTGGTAAAGCAGATCGCTCCTTACACATATTCCTGATTCTTCTTATCAGTTGTTGCTGTGCAATTATGTACACCGCAGAATAGGGATTTGGCGAATCGGAACTTACTCTGGTCTGATTCGTTACTCGCTCCAAGTCATCAATCACTGCCTCGCCGGCTGGTGATTCGAATACCTGTCTGTAGTGTTGTTGTAATTGTGCAGTTGTTTTAGCCATTGTTCTTTACCGTTTGTTTAAGTTTTAATTTAAGTTCAAACGTATTTATAGGACTACTGCGTATTTTCTGGGTCTTGTGGATTCTGTACCTGTTGTGCCAACTGTGTCAACTGTGCCGCCTGCATCTGTTGTGCTTGTTGTTCTTGTATCTCTGCCACTTGTCTTTCTGTACGTAATGCTTCAGGTGACATATCACCATCTCTCAGGATTTTTCTAGCCAGTGCCTGTGTGTCAATGTTTACCATTGCTTCAGGTCCCAACTGTGAAACTGTCTGTAATATGGATAGGTCTCTGTTGATCTCTGTCAACGCGATACCTCTTTTAACTGCTGAGTTTACCACAAGTTCAAACTGTTGTCCGTCCAACACAAAGTCTTGTACTTCACCTCTCTGTTGCAATCTAACAATAAGATTACCAATGACAGGTTTTAGGAATTCTTGTTCTAGTCTTAGACCATATGGCCCTAACCGCCTGTAGAACTCGCCTTGGCGAATTTGTACCTCTGTCGCAGTCATTGTAGGTGATTGTTCTGGTGGTAATATAACATCATTGAACAGCATTCTTCTTATCTGTGTTCTATGATCTTGTATTGTTGCTTCTGTTACATTCAATTGTCCTGGGAATGGTACTGGTTGCAATGGTTGGTCCACTGTTACCACTTGTCCCGGTGCAAGTTTCAAGTTTGAAAAATTAACTGCTGTGTCCGAGTTGACCTGCCAAGCACCCATTGAAAGATAAGATGCGGCTTGCATGAATAAAAATTGTGCTTCGTTGACTACTCTTATGTGTGGTAGTGCCATTCTCACTGGTGATTCGCCCCATATGTCTCCAACAGTCTTACCAAATCTAAATACTGTGAACATTGGTACTGGCATTTTCTTTGTGTCAACTATCTGCATTGCCTTACCAACCTGTACTGTGTATGTGTAATCTGATTCTGTTGGAATCCTAAAACAACTTTCAAGTACCGGATGTGATTTGTATGGATCTTTCATACACATCTCACAAAAATCTTTGTCTAAAACATCTGCATAATTTTCTAACAGGTATGATCCTGGCAATGAGTGTTCTCTGAATACTGTGTCTATCTCGTTTTTGTAATTGTCTAAAAAATATAATTGATAACTTGGTATCGCTGTAAAGTGTAAATTTTTATCTTCGTAAGTTCCTATGCAACCTACACCTGATATCACTGCATCCGTCAATGCTTCCGATGCCGCAACATAAAAATTGCTGTCCCTTACTGTTTTGAATACTGTTCTGTTGGCAACGTCTAGTGCCATTTTTACATCACTAGCAACACTCTCTCTCAAGTCTTCTCGCACGGATAGTGTTGCCCACTGTTGGTTCTGCGGAATCAACAAATTCAAAATTGTGGATACTAAATTTTGTACACCATCTGGTGCACTTGAATCATATATTTTGGATCTATCTGTGTCGTTGTTGTCGTTTCTAAAGATGTCTCTGTTTGGTCGTGTGTATTTGAATGCTTCGGATATTTCTTCTTCGTGCTTCTCTCTTGCACTTTTGGCCAATTTAAAGGCTTTTGCGATATATTCCTTCATGTGTTACTACGAGTTTGATATAGTGTTTAGATTTTGCCCGATTGGTGAGATTGTGTTTGCGCCTTCACCTGTATCAACTGCTCCAAATAAACCACTTGCAAGGTCTCTTCTTGTTATCAAACTTGATCTCCCTCTTCTTCTTCTATTTCTTCTTATTTGAGCACGTCTGGCATTTTTTCTTTCGTCTTCTAACTGTCCAGCCGCTCTTGAATCTGCGTCTGCTTGTAGTTGTCTCTGTACTTCTAATTGTTGTTTTGCTGTCTCTGCCGGATCAGGCATCGATGGCATCTTAGGTATACACATTAGTAGCCTCCTCCAATTAATCTCATAAAGTTTCTTGCTTGTCTAACCATTGGTTGTAATAAATTTTTTCTTGGTCCTAATTCATCTTTGTCTGTTGTGATACCTAAAGGTGATCTAGATTGAATTAAAACTCCTCTACCTCTTGAAGCCGCTGTTCTAGCCTGACCTGTTCCTCTTCGTGTTGCTGAAACTGGTGCCGGTGCTGGACTTGGTGATGGTGCTGGCGCTGGAGGTGGTGGCGGCGGCGGCGGAGGGGGTGGTGGTGGACTGATGCACATCATCTGTGCTACAGGTCCAGTGTACTCAGAACTAATCTCCTCAAGCAAGTTCATGTCCTTGTCAAAAACCATTTTTGAATAAATTTTCATAGTCCTTTTCTCCTTTGCCTTTCGCGTGTGTGTTATATAACACCTTCCTTGTTCGCGTGTGTGTATTATTATACAAACAAGGTAAATAATTTTGTCTTCAAGTTTATTTAGCGGTTTAGTTTATTTTGAAACTAG